GTTTTGGAGATTTCAGAAAATTTCGACCCTACCCCCTCGGGGGGAGTACAAACGTTTGTTCGTTTTTTCCCAAATACCCAAACATTTGTTTGTTTTTTCACATACCCTCACGCTTTAACGCAAGCTCCCGTAAAAAATCAATTTCTATTAGCCCTGCGTCGGCTTGCTTGTGATGTTCGACGCATAGACAAACCAAATTGTCATTGTCTAATAGCCCTTGCGGATTATCTCTTAACTTGATTATGTGATGTACTTCTAATCCCTTGTAAGTGTATAATCCTTGCGCCCTGCATACCTCACATAGCCCTTGCGCCCGCTCTCGTATTTCTGCGCTTTTCTGCGCCCATGCGTATTTATTGCGTAATTCACGTTCAATACCGCCGTTATATATGCGCCCTTTGTCGCATTTATAATTATATGGGTGTATCTTTCCGCACTTCCCGCATGATTTCATCATTTCACGGAATCTAACCCCGCTTTCCATGTATTCTTACCGACGATACCGTCAACAACTAATCCGTGCGCCTTTTGAAATTCCCTTGTTGCCTTGTCTGTATTCGCTCCGAATAAGCCGTCAACCGTTACACCTGCGATTACTTGCCATATCTTAACGGCTTTTCCTTTGCTCCCCTTTTTGATTGTTGGCATATTGTAAACCACCTCGTTATTATTTTTCGGCTTTTCATCGGGCTTTTGTTCCGTTGGCTTTCCGATCGCCTCGCCGTAATAAAGGTTGCAATCGACATTTCCTTTTATGCCGTCAACCCGTCCAACGCTTGTATATTGCCATAGAATCATATTTGAATTACTCGGTTTTGTGTGCGGTTTCCCGTTATTGTTGCCCCAATTTGCGACCCATTTATTCGGAAAGTCGCTTAAATCCTTTAAATAATGCGACCACCAATAAGTGCTTGAATAAATGCCGACCGTGTAATTGTTCTCGGTCATAATCTGCGCCCAACGTCTTGCTCGATCGGGTATGCCGTACAACGTCTTTGTTTCCTCTAAATCAAGGAATACGGGCAATTTAATATAATTCTTTATCGGGTCGCATAGCCTCATAACGTGTTTTGCCTCACTTTCGGCTTGTGCAATTGTCTTTGCGTAAGAATATAAATAAATGCCAAAAGGAATATTGTTTTCAATACACCCTTTGACATATTCGTTAAATTTTGGGTCGTCCTGCTTTACGGAATCACTACCCCAACCGCAACGGATAATTGCGCCCTCAACCTGCGTTTTTACCTTTTTAAAGTCAATGTCACCTTGATAATTTGAAATATCAATAATCATGCGTTCCTCCGTTCTAAATCATCTATCCGATGATTTGCCACGCTTATTTTTTCATCTAATAGTCGGTCGTTGTCCTCTAATCTATAAACACGCTCAACAACGTTGTTGTGCTTTTCGACATGCTTTTCTAATTGCTCTATTCTATAACCCGTTAATTTGCTACTTGCGACAATACCGCCGAAAGTACCTAATAACGTACCAATTAACGAAATAATAGAAATAAGCACCGCCTCACTCATTTTTTATTCCTTTTCTTGATTGTATGCAACGGTTGAAATGCCTAAAACAACCCCTAAAAAGGTTGCAACCGCCGAAATGGTAATAACTATGTTGTCAATGGGAATATTCCACCCCCACGCTTTTTGTAATGCCGTAATAAGCGTAATTAAAGCGGGAACAACGATAAATAACGACCATTTCGCAACGTCATATACTTTGTTTGGTAAAATGGGATATTTCATGTTTTCGACCTCCTTTTTTGTTGTGACATAAGGGTAATTGGAATCGAACCAATAATTACGGGGTCAAAACCCGTTGCCTTACCTTTTGGCGATACCCCTATAAAATGTGGGGTCGGTTTGGGGCGGTTTCCCGCCCCAAACCTGCTATTGTGGGGTATTTTATGAAAAAAACTTGAAATCAATTATATTATATCAATATACCAATTTTAGGGAATACTTTAATTTTTCCACTTAAAATTATTATGCCCGTTTTTCGTCGTTTTCGTCCGTTTCCCGCTCGTTTTCGTCAAATAGCACAAAAAAGAACGTGTAAAACCCAATAAACGCAAATAGCGTTATTATACCGATTAAAACCCACATGATAATATCAATAATCATATTATCGCCCCGCCTTTGCTTTCTTTGCCTGCTTTAACATCTGCGCCCGTGTCATTGTCTTATGAAAAAATCCCGCTTTCATAACCTCGTTTGCCTTGTGCGCTCTTTTGCTACGTTCTGCGTGTTTGCTACTGTTTGCCATTTGCTTTTACCTCCTTTTCGTAAAGTGTTATGTATGCGTTTTCCTGCATTTTCATTACTCGATCGCAATTTGGGCAATACAAGTCTTTTATATGCCCATTTTCCCGTAATCTGCGTTTTTTCCTCGGTACGCTCATTTTAAAACCGCATTTCGGGCAATGGAAATAAGATATAACGTAACTTGTCGCCGTTCTCATTGCTTACCTCCGCATATCCCGTCTATCGGGTCTTTGTAATTCTTGATATTATCAAGCATGGTTTGAAAGTTTTTTGCTTGTTGCTCCATTGTTTCATACGCTACCCGCTCGTTATGCTCGCAAATAGTGATATAATCAATCAATTCCGTTTTCGTCCATTTCCGCATTGTTGCTTTTGAATATCTGCCTTTATGCCCGAATATGCTTACACCCATTATTTACACCTCCATAAAAAATGTGCGCTCCCGCTTTCCTGCTTTTCGATTAAACACGGGTCATTTATCCGACCGTTTATATCGTCATACGGCAATAACGCATTTTCCAGTATTCCCCGTGCCTCCTGCCTCGGAATGTTTAACCCCTCGCAAATTGCCTCTATCGGGTTTGGGTCAAGAATACTTGCGTTATTTCTTTTCCACCACAAATACAAAAACTCGTCGTTTGTCATTCCTGCGCCTCCCGTAATTTAAAGCAAGGTAAATATTCTCTTTCCCACCACTCCCGATTAAACGGGCAATCACCGCATATTAAATAATTCTTGCAAATATCGCCTTGTATGTCGATGTTTAACAACTCACAAGGTTTAATCCATACATTTGGTTTAAAACCGAATGTTTCCTCGAATTTCTCTTTATTCGTCATTTTCCACCTCCACAATTTCTATATCCGATCGCCTTTTGAGTATGTAATAGTCTGGGTAATGGTAATTCATGCAAGCCGTGAACCGCACACCCGTTTTTTTGTCCTTAATCTCGTATTTGTGCTTACCATTTTTAATCGGGGCGACTTCCTGCATATACCGTTCACAAACTCCCACGGGTTCGGTTAAAACGTAATAAACCAACGGGTTTTTTATGATTTCTCGAATGATTTTAATTACTTTTAAAATAATCGTTACATTTGAGATATTGCGCCGTCTTGTCATTCTCTTAATGTCAATAAAAGCCTGCTTGAATATTGCCCCGCATAAATTCATGTATGGGTTGTCGCCTCGTTTATATGTTTTATATTCCATTCCTTGTAATTCTTCCATTTTGCCCCCTATCCGATGAAAAAAGCATGAATCAATAACAACGTAAAACCGCCAAAAAATATTAAACCGCTTACAAGTCCTAAAACCTTTTCTTTCATTCTTCCGCCCTCCATATCGTAACGTATCGGATATACAAAACCCGCTTTTCCGCCTCTGTTATTATCCCTGCGTCCTTTAATGCGTTTAAATATCCTTGCAATCTATGTTTAAACTCTTTTTGTAAATCTTTTCTTGTCGAAATTACCCCGTTGTATAACTCTAAATGCTCCCGTACTGGTTGCGGTAACTTCTCGATCGCCTCGTTTGTCATGCGCTACCTCCCTTTTGTAAAATCAAGCCTCCAATCGTCGCCACCCCAATTATCAAACATTTCGTCGTAATTTTCGATTTTAACCCCTTTTCCTGCGTATGCCGACGTATTAGCGTTTTCGTAAATAACCCCCGAAATATTAGATAATTTTATTTTGCTCGTGTCGTCGCCCTCACCGTAATACTTAACCTCTCCGTTTGTATATCTTATTACGATTGCGTCGTCTTCCCACATTTCCCCTGCGTCCTTTGCGTCTTTTAGAATCGTTTTCATTTCGTCCATTGTATATCTTTCTATTATTTGCCCGTTCTCCATTTCGATTGTACCGTTACCTTTGCCGTTCATAAATTCGCTTATTCTTGCGTTTTCTTTCTCGTAATGCGCTTGCAAACCTCCACCGCCTGCGCCTCCGCTACTTGCTCCTCTACCGCCCATTTTTCATTACCTCCTTTAATTCTTCTATGAACCAATGCTTAATTGATTGCTCCCGTTCTTCTATCCAGTTATTCAATTCGATTGTTTCCCGTGTGCTTACTTCTCCCGCCTCATTTACCGTTCTTTCCTCCATGCGTCGGTTGTATTCCTCGTAAGCCTCCGCCCCTTTATCGTCGTATTTCTTTAATAAATACTCAATGTACTTTTCTTTACTCATGCCTTAACCCTCCTTTTGTCACAATCCGCGCATTCGATTTTCCCGATTTCGTAAATTGCGTTCGTCATGTTTTCGCCCTCCTTGATTTTAGCGTTTTTTATTTGATTTTACGCTTTTTGGGCAAATTTTCCTATTGACAAAATAACCAAACTTTGAAACAACCTTTTGTTTATTTTTACTCAATAAGTTTCATATCCTGCATAAGCAATAAAACGCTTTGCGGTATCTGCGCTTGTTTCTTCTTTCTTTCCGCTAATTGTTCGTAAATCATACGGAAATTTGCCCTTTCTTGTGCGATATTCTCCGATAAACAAATATCCCGGAAACCTAACCGCTCCACGGTCTGCCGTGTCAATTCGTCAAAACTTGCCATTGCTTCCCCGGCTCGATACATTCCAAATTGACGAATAGCCCTTAACACTTGTTCCCAACCTTGCCCCCAATCCGGCAACTCTCCTTGTGTGATCTCTGCACTACACTCCCGAATATCTGCAATCGTTGGCGACCATTTGTTAGTTGCAACCCACTTATTAAGGGCAATCTCTGCGACCTTATAAGGAATATCTTGTAATTGCCGATACCATAACTCCATTGCTTCATTGTTCGGCAGCAAATTTTCTTTCGGGTAATAGGTTTGTAATGCGCTTGCGAATATTGCAAATTCTTTTTTGTCCATGCTTTCAATCCTCTTTCTTTTTCTTTCCCTTTTCTTTTGCTTTTCCAGTACCTTTACAAATTGGACAACGTCTTAAACTCTCGGGGCGGTATGCTATAAGCACAAACCCCAACCCGTCGCAATTATTACATTTCTTTTTCATTTAATCTGCCTCCGCCCATGCTTTCGCACGTTGATAAAAATTGTCTAATTCCTGCGCTTTCTTTTCTGCTTTCGTTGTCGGTTTGGAATCCTTGTCAACCGTTGGGGGTGTAAACCGCTTTGCGGTTACTCTTTTATTTTCAATACTTAATTCGTTAGTATTTGATTTATTAGTAATTGATAAATCAGTATTTAATTGTGTCGGGTTTTCCGTCTGCGGGTTTTCCGTGAACCGTTTAACCGTGTACGGGTTTTCCGTCTGCGGTTTGTCCGTCTGCGGATTTTCAAAAATATTATAGACATATTCAAATTGCCCTTTTTCGTTCTGCAAGCGTTCCCGCACTAAATAACCGCCGTCCTCCAATTCTTTTAACGTGCTTTGAATTGCGCCCCTGCTTTCTTTATTGATTGATACAAGCCCCTCTATTGAATAATCCCACGAATCGGGCAACGAAAGCATTTGAGATAATAACCCCTTTGCTTTTAATGACAATTCCTTGTCTTTTAAGTGATAATTGCTCATTACCGTAAAATCTTTTGTTTTGTTTACTCTAAAAACCGCCACGTTTTAAACCTCCATGCAAAAACCCCCGCCCCCCGTGTGTCGGCACGGAAAGCAAGGGTTTTACAAGTTGATACAATATGCAATTTATCGTTAGCGCGATACCGACATATCGTACCAACCAATTTTATTTTAATTACATCGTGTAAAATATGGAATACATAAATTTTATTTTGTTTTCTTTTTGAAACTCAAATCAAGCGATAAACGGCAACCGTTTTTCCCGTGTACTGGCATTTCTTTTTACCGCACGGCTCTATTACACCGTTTTTGCTTAACTCCGTAAGCCTCGGCGCGGAATAATTGCGCTCGTCGGTCGGGGTGTAACCTTTGCGATACATAAACACGGCTATTTCCTTTGCCGTTAGTGCTCCCCGTTCCTGCATAATTTCGACAATCTGCTTGTACCTTTTCTCGCGATCAACCGTTTCGTTAGCCTCGCCCCGTGTGTCAATCGTCGGGATTTCCCCCGCCCTGCGTTCTATCATTCTTTGCGCCCTCCTTTTTTCTTTTCTTCCTTAAATGCTTTTGCAAACTCTTTTTCTTTCGCTTTGCCATGCCTGCCCCCTTACAAATAAGATTTTGAAAATGTTTGTATGAATTGCTCCCGCGTCCAACCGTTCGCCTCTAATTCTTTTTGACACGTTCTTTTCAAGTGTAAATCAAGCGTTTTATTGACGTGTACGGCTTGATTTGAGGCGGTATGATGATACGGGCATAAATAAACCGTACAACCGTATTTATCGCTTAATTTGCGGTTTCCCGTGCCGTAAAAAACGTGGTGTAAGTGTAAGCCCTGCGTCGCTCCGCAAACGTAACAATACTTTTCTTTCTGCAAAATTGATTTACTCACTTTTATTTCCCTTTTCGATGATTTCTAACATTTCAATAATGTTTTTTCGGCTATCTTTTAATTCGTTCATTATGTCGTCTTTCGTTGTCCTTAAATCGGTTTTCATATCCATTACCGTTTTTGCTTGACTATTTGCTTGTATCAAATAAATAAAAATGAAATTCAAGCAACTTTGAGCGATAAAAGCCCATATTTCCAGTTGTGACAATAAAAATCAACCTTTCCGATTTAAAATAAACTCATTTGACCTTTTACGGGCTTACTTTCCGTGTTATTCATATATTCCTCATAAGAACTACACGAATTAAAAACCCAACGATTGTTTACAAACCTTTGTATTTTCCTTAATTCGTGTCCTTTTGGCAATGCCTCTTTGTTGTAAATCGTCAAATAGGGCGAAAAACCCAAATCACGAATAAAATAAACCCGCTCTAAATCCTGCTCTATCGTGCTATCGAAATTTGAAAGAATATATACCCGTATATTGTTTCTTGTACCAACGTCAATCAAACCTATTTTCATTATCTCCCCCATTCTCTGTTTATTTGACCCTCTAAAAGCCGTAATTGCAACTTAATTGAATTTATCGCCTCTAAATTCGCGTCGTAAACCGTTTTCGCTACATCACGTTTAAATCTTGCCTCCGCAACGCTCGGTATTCCGTAACAAGTCTTGTCAATCATGCCTATTGCCATTCCGTCGTCACGCAATTTTAAGCACTCCGACCGCAAAAGGATTTTATAATTTTTTTCGGCTTGTGCGTAATCCGTACCGCTTTTTCGCAACTGTTTAATAGACAAATCAAGTTGTCGGGTTTTGCTTTGCAATTCCTCGTATAAATCCTGCATATTGCCCCCTTAAAACGGTAAATCACTTTCCGCGCCCTCGGGAATCGTCATAAAATCGCCGTCATTCTGCGGAACGCTTGCGCCGTCGCCCTGCTTTTTATTCTCTAAAAACTCCAACTCGTCAACGATCACGTCGGTTGTGTAATACTTTCTCCCGTCCTTTTCGTAATTTCCAGTTTGGATATGCCCGACAAGGCCTACACGGTCGCCCTTGTGAACGTATTTGCTCATAACCTCGGAGGTCTTTCCCCATGCGGTACATGATATAAAGTCTGCGCCGTCGTCCTTTTTCCTGCGATTAACCGCAACGGTAAATTTGCAATATGCGCTATTCGCCGTTTGCACTAACTCTAAATCCTTTGTCACTCTCCCTATTAACTGTGTCTTATTCATTGCTTGCCCTCCATTGCTCTATTAAATCCCATGCCAATTTTTCGCTTATCGGAATTGTTACGAACTTTCGCACGTTTTCCCGCAAATGAATACCGCGCAAAAACTCCCATTCTACACCGTAACATTGACGGTATGCTATGCGGTATAAATTTAACTGGTATGCCAAATAATCTTTATCAAGGGTTGACGTTCTCTTAATATCTGCCCCGCCGATCGCGTCGCCTATCTTGATTACCATGTCTAACCGACCCGCGCTTATCGGCTTATCATCGTAAAAAAGAATCACGGGGGTTTCGTTCTCCAATACCTCAAAACCATATTGTTTTTGCAGGAACTTAAAGTTTCGTACCTCGGGGCGGTCGCTCTCCGCCCCGTTCCTGCAATAAGCCTCTATCGCCTCATGTACCGCCGTTCCCTGCTCGCTTGCACGTTTTAACGTTGCCTCGGTTACATGGTCGTATTTGCGCCCAAATTTGGTTTTAAGAATCGTTGTTATACTGGGAACAATAACACCGTCAACAAGGTATAAATGCTCGTCGTCGTAATATTCCAACGTATGCCCGTAAATTTCTTTTACAAAATCCATAAAACCGTATCTCCCTATTTTTGGTTTTAATAAACCTTAATTCTAATGCTTGATTTAACGGGCGACATTTTAACGTAATCGTCGTATAAGTCGGGGTGGTCGCTTTTAAAATCTTTTGTCTTGAAAGTTTCCTTGTCAAACCCTGCTACATACGAAATTGTCATGTCGTTGGTTTCTATCTGCTTAATATTTTTGCGTTCCATTTCGTCAAGAATCGCCGTTTTTAGGCTTTCTTCTTTTTCCTTTAAGGATTTTATCGCCCGTTCAAATTCTGCGATATTTCGGGCGGTTTCTGCGTCCAAAATCGCTATGTTATTATCAATCGTTATCAACTCCATTTTCGTTTTCCTCCACTAAATCTAAATTTTCGCAATTATAATTTAATTCTCTATACTCAACCTTTTTTAATACTTTTCTTAATGGTTTAGTCGCTCCCGTTGCTTTAATAATGAAATTATAATCATCGTCCTTGTATTCAACGCAATTTGTGGCAACAACCACCGCGTCGCTTTCTCCGTACTGGGTGTTAACAATTACACGGTCGCCCTCTTTAAGATTGCTCCATGCGGGGGCATAGAAAAGAAAATTGTTATTGTTTCCGTCATGCTTGCATAAAACCAAATCAATATACATTATTTTTTACCTCCTAACTTTCCGATGATTTCGCTTGCTTTGCTCATTGGTAAATCCTCTAATTTGGATATACCGTTTATCTCTAACAATTTCGGCAAATTATCGCCCGTATACGTTTTCGCTAAAACCTCAATTTGTTTCGGGCTTGCTTTCCGATCGCTTTTATTATTCATTTTGTTATCGGGGCTTTCTTTCTCGGGGTCGTCGCCCGTGGCAACCATGAAAGTATTTGCAAGGTAATACTTTAACGCTCCCGTGTATGCTTTATAGCCTGCTTTGTCGCCCTTGTCGATACCCTCGCCCGTTATTGTGGTTGTTTCAAAAAAGCCCGTTTCAATATCAAACAAGGTAAATTCCAATTTCGGCATACGTCCGTTAGCCTGCTTTTCCGTTCCCTCGAACGTGGAATACTCGACCTCGTCGAATTTCAACTCTAACCCGTACTCGCTAAACAACTGGGTAAACAATTCTTTGTACTGTGCCTCGGAAAAATAAGAGTAACGGTCATATTCGTTGGTTGCGCCCTTTTTCAAAATTCCCTTTTCCTTTAAGGCTTTTCGTAAAGCGTTCTTTTTTTTCTGCAATCCTGCGTTTAATTCCAACCATTCTTTCGCCTCTAAATCTAAATAAATCATTTGTGCCTCCTTTTGTTCATTTTCTCAATTAAGTTGTAAACCGCTTTTGCGTCGCTCATTTTGACAACGTGACCGTCGATTTTATCAACTTTGCCTTTTTTCGTAATGTGAATTATTTTCAATTTTTCACTCCTTTTGTTTCTTTTTGAAACCTTTTGCCCAAAAATTGAGGGCTTTTTACAAAGCCTACATCGTGATTTTGTCGTGGGTTTCCTTAATCTTTGCTTTTAATTCCTCAATTTCCTTGCTACCGCTTAATATTAACTCCGTCAACGCTTGTATTGCTTGTTTCTTCTTCTTTGAGCAAGTCAAGTATGTTTTCAAGCCCGAATACCTCCCTTAATTTTTCGACCTGCTCAATCGTGGGGTTTTGTTTCCCACTTTTGATTTTCGACCATGTGGAATCCGACACCCCGATTTTTTCGGCAATAAACGAACCTTTTAAACCGCTTTGCTTTTCCCACATAATTAAACCTAACCGCATTTCGCACCTCCTTTTTATGAAATTGTCAAATAACTACGATTTTATTATACGCTCATATAGTTTATTTTCAATCAATTAGTTTACTGAAAAATAAAAAAAATTTTCTTTTTGTGACATTCTATGTTACGATTATTTGCGGGTGGTGATTATTTTTGATAGACAAACAAAAAATCGGAAAACAATTAAAGGAACTCCGATTATCTCGGGGTTGGCGACAAATAGAAGTCGCCGACAAAATCGGTATGTCACGGTCTGCGATTTCTAATATTGAGGCGGGAAAACGTGCGCTCACGTTATCGACGTTAAATAAATTCTGCGGGCATGACCCACAAAAACGGGAAATGGACACGTCAAACGGTCGGTTATGTGCTTTCAAACGAAACGTACATCGGGCATATTAAACACAAAGACAAATTTTATAAAGGAATCCATGAACCGATTATAGACATTGAAACATTTAATAAAGTGCAAGAAATCAAAAAGCAACGGGAAACGGAATACAAACGGCATAACCGCCGTGCGTGGCAAATAACGTCTTATTTGGGCGGTTATTTGGTTTGCGGTTGTTGTTCTGCGAAAATGTCACGAATAAAGCGTATAAAGCATTTAAAAGACGGTACAACGCATTATTATTACTATATTTGTAATTCCCGCTCCAAAAAGACACCGACGTTGATTAAAGACCCGAATTGTAAAAATAAGATTTGGAAAATGAACGAATTAGACGACATTGTGTTTAATGAGATAAAAAAATTGTCGCTTGACCCTAACTACATTGCGGAAATTCAAGAACAAAAGGTTGATAATGAAAAGCCCGCAATCATAAAGCAGGAAATCGGCAAACTTGACGGTCAAATTTCTAAACTTATGGATTTATTCGCCGTTAATGCTTTACCGTTTGACGTTCTGCAAACTAAAATTAACGACCTAAACGACAAAAAGGTAAAATTAGAATCCGAACTCGACGAAATTTTAGAGGAAAACAAAAAGTCACTATCGAAAGAACAAACTCTCGAAATAGTGACCTCTTTTGAAACTGTTTTACAAACGGGCGACCTTGACGAAATACGTTTAATGATTGGTTCGTTAATTGATAAAATAGAGGTAAACAACGATGAAATCGCTATTTTTTGGGCTTTTTAATACGTTTGTCGTTTGGTTTACCTTTTGAATGGTCGGGTTTAGCAGGTTATCTTTTAGGGGCTACTAACCGACCCAATAACGTTAATGCTAAATACCATATTTCCCGTTGTGCCGTTGCGAACCATTGTAACCGAACAACGGGAATTTGCCGTATCATCGTAAGCCGTGGAAATCCAACCGACCGACCCGCCCGCATAATTTAAGGTTGCCGTTATAATTGCGTCGGCGATTGCAAACGGATAATTTACACGGTAATTAGCGTACTTTAACCCCGTTGCCATGTAATCGTTCCATGTGAGGGTTGCGGAATCCACGGTAACGTTTGTATGCAATTCTACACGACCGCTTGCGTACTTTCGGTAAACCCAAACCCCGCTTGTTCCTTGCTCTATGATGTAATCCGTTAAAAGGTTGTTGTTAATGTAAACATTCTGCGCAACTTCTAACGATTTGTCGTGAGCGGGAAAACAGTTAATACCGACACTCGATTTGAGGCGATCAAAAAATATAATCGGCATACCACGGGATATAAAAGCCGTGTAAGACGATGTACCGCCGAACGAATCCGTAACGGTAATAACAACCGTCCACGAATAGTTATTATCAAGCGTAACAACCGATGTGACGTTATCTTGTAACGTTCCCGATACCGTCGGGGTTGCGTCGCCGTCCTTTGTTGCGCTATAAGTAATCGTAATTTGATTATTCCCGTTTATTCTTGCGAAATCTGCGTCGGCTTTTAAGTCGCTTTCGGAATAAAAGTTATTGTGACGTTGCAACGTAATTATTGCCGTTGGAATAAACCACGCAAGCATATTTATTGTAATTGTCTTTGTTCCCGTTAATCCTCGGGAATCCGTAACGGTAAATACCGCCTCGACGTTTTGCCCCGAATCAATGGTTGCATTGCCACCCGTCGCCCTGTCGCCGTTCAATGTGAGGTTGTACGACGTGCCGTTTACGGCAACGCTACACCCCGTTATTGTGGCGGATTTGTTCGCCGTTAATCCACTTGCGGTATATGCGACGATAGAGTGATTTTGCACAATATCTTGATTATTTCCCGTAATCGCTACAACGCTTGCTTTCGTGTCTGCGTAACTTGCGGTCGAAATCGTGGGCGCACAAACCGTCGGATTAACTTTAAACGTACCGCCCGTGGTCGTTGTGTTATTTGTGCCGTATGTAACCTTAACTTTATACGTTCCCGTCTGTGCGTTCGGAATCGACGCATACAAACCGTTTTGTACGTCCTGCGAATCAAACCCCGTAACCGATGTATTATTCGTTGTTACGGTTGCAACTACACTATCGTTTGCGCCAAAAAGGGAAACGGTAACGTTGCGGGAAAGCGGATTAAACAACCCGATTGTCAATTTTTCACCGATTGTAAAATTTGGTGTACTGTTTGCATACGGGAAAGCATACGTTTTAACGGTTATTGTTGCGGAATCGGTCGTTAATTGCGAATCCCTGCGCCGTACCCTCGTTTTAACGTAATACGTCGAATTGGCATAAAGCCCGCTTATGGTATATTGACCGTTCGTTCCGTCGGCAACGTCGATACCATGCCATGTTGACCCGTTATTGGTCGAATACCATATATAATCTATCGTTGCGTCGGAAACCCATTTAACCGTTAATGTATTCTCGGTTTTGGCAACAATCGTTTGGTTGACGGTCGCATACCTCGGAATATTGGTTAATGCCATTGTGCCGTTGCCCGTAATCGTGCCTAATTGAACCCCGCCCCATGTAATATCAAGTTTGATTTGAGCGGAAATAGCGATTGTTTTTGTTCCGTCTGTATTATGCGGTATAACCTGCGTTGTTGATATAAGCGTTTTATCACCGCTACCGCCTATTGTACCGCTCCAATTATAAACCGTGCCGTTAATCGTACATGAGGCGGTTTTTGTTGCGCTTGAAACGATGTTATACGGTCGCTTTAAAACTAAACTAATTGCAACGGTTGACGTATTATTAACCGTGCTTGTGCTTGTTTCCGTGACCGTTAAAATACCATACGGTCGGTTTGCCGTCGTGCTACCAATTATAATACTTGCCATTTAAGCCCCTCCCGTATATGCCGAAACTAAACCGATACCCTCGTTAATTACGGTATTTCCGCTTGTAATTTGTATCGGGATAAACCGCATTTGATTACAAAGCGTTATTTCTTCCTCAATAACGGATTTTTTCATGTGGAACTCGTCGCCGTTGACCCAATAAATCTTTTGACCGTTGCGGTCATAACCTGCGAATCCAACCTCATTATTGATTAAAACGTACGACCCGTTTAAACCGTACATTTTTAACCCGTCTTTATCCATTTGACCGACAAGGTTATTAGAATTGTCGTATAACTCAAATATACCGCTTGCGTTTAAATGTGAGCCTAATTTAAGCGTTCCGCCTTTTATCATGTCGGCAACAAGGTTTATAACGTTTATTGCCTGCATATTTAACGTGCCGTCTATCGTCCATGCGCTCGTAAATGTGCCGTTAATTCCCGTATTTGAAAAGCCGATACCGCCGTTATTAAACCGAATAACATTTGTTGCGGTTTCTTTCGGCAATTTATCCACAATTAAAATTTGGTCGCCGTTGTAAATGACATAAGAATTGCCCATTGTGCCTATAATGCTACTTGTGGCTTTCTGCAATTCCTCCGACATTTTCGCCGTTGCGGTTTCGATCGCCTCGTTTGTGGATTTATCCACGGTCGCCGTAATATTCGATACAAGGTTAGACAAATTGTTTGTGAAATTGCCAAACTCGACCTCTACATAGCGACCTAAAATGCAATCGTAATCGAACGAAATAATATTTGTCATTAAATCAATACCTAACCGCTCGTCGATTACTTCTATTGTGTCTCCTATGTCCGTTACCTTTTCGATATTTGCCCGCATTTTGTAATTAACCTGCGGTTTGCAATTTATGTCGATGTAATTTGTTGCTTGCAATAATAAATCATTTATTAAAGCCTGCTTATAGGCGGTTTCGTTTAACTCGCCCTCGTCGTTCTTGTAATCGTCCTCTTTTATGTGGTTTTGGTCGAACGTTACCGTTTTTGTGTATGGGATTGTGTATTGAATTTCGCTTACAATATAAACGCTTGCGGTCGGGTCAAGCGCATTTAAAAGCAACCCGTCTTTTCCGACGGGCAACAATTTTGTTACGACATTATCCCAATTTTCCTCGCAAGTGATTTCACGCAAATTTTTTCGATACCGAACCGTTACCCCGTTATCGAATCCAATGTTGGTACGGATTGCGATATTAAAGTTGTCACGCACTAAATGACCGCCCCAACGATCTAAAACGGTTTGTATAGCCTCGTTAAGCGACTTTCTAACGCAACGAAACGAATTAGCCGTTGCAACGTCCGAAATCGTCGTAAATGGGCTTTGTGGCTCGGTTGCGTTGTTTAAATGGTCTAATGCGTCGTTGCAATTCTTGTCAACTACATAGGAATCCTCGATTAAATAATTCTCGGTATCATAATAAACGTGCCACGCTTTGACCGTGATTTTTGACCGTGTTTTTTCCGGGTTGGAAATTCTGAACGCTTGATCTCCTTGTGGAGTATTTGCAACAACAATATTACCCTCAACTATATAATCAACATATTCTATCCCGGTTTCAAGGTTTAAATAGTAGTCGCCGTTATCCGCTTTATGCACTTTTGCTTTTAATGGGTGCAAAACTACATCACCGTTTGTTGTAAATAATTTGTCGGTTGACGAAAACAAACGTATCATGCTATCGCTCCTATCCGATTGTTAATGAGAAAGTATAGGTTTTTCCCACTCCGATTACAACGGGCGATATTACGTCACGGGCTACCATGTAATATTTATTATCGCCCCATGCCGCACCGTCCCAATAAACATAAAATGCAACTTCCTTTACGGTAATTGGCGCATTGGTATTGTTTTTAACAGTAAGCGTACCCGATACAATAAAATTATTATCATACGGTAACGTTGTCGTATCTCTATTTGCAACCGTGCTTGAAATAACGGTTAAATCTTCTATTTCTTCCTCTATGCAATAATCGTCGATTGTCGGGGCATTATTTCCCGAACCTAAAACAATTTTTGCTTTTGCGTCGCTAAAAAGTCGCCTTGCATATTCGCTAAGCCCTATTGTTGTTGTTGTGCCGTCAAGGTGTTTTATAGTGCCTTGTTTGCTTACATTCGTTGGAAATAATAATGTTTTGCCGTTTTTGTTTAACATGGTTTCCCTCCTATTCTGTAACCTCTGTAACCGTTACCGTGGTTGATACCTCGTTGTCATTTCCTGCGCTTGCGATCGCCTCGGTTATTAACTCACCGCCCGCCTCCATTTTGTAAATTTTAAATTGCGTCGGGGTTGCGTTTCCGTCGTTTGAGTTTGCGTCTAACGTTTGCCCCTTTTTCAAGTAAAACGCAAGCGGTAATTGGCTTTCTCCGCTACCTGCGATTTTGCAATTATAAATTATTTTGTTATCAACCTTAATTTCGATTAAGCCCGCACCCGTCGAATAAATCCTTGCGACAACGTAACAATCCTCGGTTGCCGTGTACGGCAAATTATTTTTAACCGAAATTGAAATATAGCAAGTATCTATATAGTTGCTTGCATAATCGACAAAAGGCGACCGACCGTTAGAAACCGTGAAAGTGTCCGTTGTTCCGTCTGTATAAGTAATTGTGTAAGTATCAACCGAACCCGATTTACCCGTCAATTCGATTGAAACAATACCTTTACCTTTTGCTACACGGAAAGTCTGCGTTGTTCCGTCCGTTAATGTAATCGTGTATTCATCGTAAGTTGAAGCTGACGTTGTCAACTCGATTGATACAATGCTATTGCCTGCTTCGCCTTTAAGCATGATTAGCTTAACCTTGCCTATGTTTGTTGTGTTTCTTACGTCCATTTTGCACCTCCTTAATTTGTTACGTCGTTTTCAATCGTCAAAACTCCCTTTAAAACTGTGAAAATATCGGAATTGACCCCTATTTCAAAATCATAATAATATTTACCGGGAACAACTCCCTCGGTATCGGTGGGAGCTACACGAACGACATATTGACCCGTTGCCACTTTGGAAATACCAACGTTTAAATCCTTTTGAAAAACGGCTTGCTCTTCATCATAGCTTGATTTACAAGTAAAATAAGCACTCTCTAAATCCTGCGTGAATAATTCGCCGTTTTCGTCCTCTAATTCAACCCCGAATGTTAAAGTATCGCCCCGAACCATTGATAAATTACAATCCATTGTCGCACCTCCTAAATCCAACGTGAATAATTGCTTATAACAATTTGGAAAACGTCGCCACTCCACGAAATAGTATTACGTCCTGCTTTCAATACAAGGTTTTCATAATCGCCAATAACAAGCCTATTTTTAAGAATATCACCCTTGAAAGCCTCCATTTGGGCGGAATCTATCGTTATATATTCGTCGTCGCCTAACGCAATTTGTAAGATTTCTTGCCCGTTTAGGCTTAACGTAATATTTCCGCTACCGTAAATTATAATTGCGGGCTTTGCCGTCGTATTTCCCGTATTGGTTACGGTTATTTCGGTTATATCATCGGTTGAAACATACAACGGCTTTTCAACGCTCGAATATTTAAACGGTTGAACGTGAAATGTTACCTTTGCCGTTCTAAATCTTATTAACCGCTCGTAATCTATTTGTTTAACGATTGTGTAATAATAAAATTTGTCATGCTCATTAGAGAAAATGACCGTTCCCGACCCGTTAAAATAGGCTACTACATCGTCAATGTTGAAATCTCCGTATAAACCGATCGTTACCTCTTTGTCATACGACGCATAGCCCAACGGGGTTACAATGTCGCCGTCCTTGCCGTCTATTTCTTCGGTTTGCGTTCTCATTAACGGTTTAGAAATAGAGGGCAAGGATTGAATTAAAAGCCCGTTTATTGTTGTGCTTTTTATGCCGTTTAAAATAACGTAATTCATCTTGCCCTCTCCTTATGAATAAATTAACCTTGTAACTGTCTTATCAACAAAAGCCCCGGCTACTTCATCATCAAGCTCAATTTTCATGCTGCTTAACGCTTCTTTGAAAGCTGAAACCATTTTATTATACGAATAATCATAATTTGAACCGTTTGTACCGTTTATTTGTGTATTAACATCAAAATTTGTCGGTATAGAATCTTGCATTTCTTTTGTAACGGTTTTCATTTCGTCCTCGAACCCCTCGCCAATACCTAAAGCAAGGTTTTTTCCGACTTTATCTCGCATAAGGGTTGACGGTGATTTGATACCGAAAAAGTCTTTGATACCGTCCATTACACGGCTACCAAATCCTTTTATTTTATCCATTATCCAACCGACCGTATCATTGATACCCTCCCATAAGCCTTTTACTAAATCGACACCTATTTTAACAATATCTTTCGGCAGCTCTGCGAACTTTTCTAACACTTTTAAGCCGACAACCGCAACTTGTTTAATCAAGTATGCCGTGGTTTTAACAATACCTGCCGTAAGCTCAACAAGAATATCTACACCCATTGCAAGGATTTTAGGTAAATTTTTTGCAAGTGTCTTTACAATAGCCGAAATAATGGTCGGTAACATTTCGATAAGCTGCGGAATTGCCTTTGTGATACCCTCTATTAAAGCGACAAGTATATCAATACCCGTTTCGATAACAAGCCCGATATTGTCCAATAAAACATCAACAACCGTATCAATAATCGTGGGTAACATTTCGATTAAATCGGGAATAACGGCTAAAATACCGTCAATTAACGAATTTAATATTTTAATTCCCGTTTCTATGATCTTCGGTAACTGATTAACAAGGGTTGTTACCACTTGAACAATGAGGGGCGGTAACATTTGCAATAATTGCGGTATTGTCTGCGTTATACCGTCAATGAGTTTATTTAATAACTCAACCCCGGTATCTAATAGTTTAGGCAGCTCCGCAACAAGCGTATTAACAACGCTCATTATGATTTCGGGAATCATAGAAACAATTAACGGAATTGCTCTTACCATGCCGTCAACTAACGACATAATAAGTTTTATTCCTGCGTCGATGATTAACGGCAAATTGGTTGTAATAATTTCGATCGTGTCCGAAATAATCGTCGGCAATAACTCCAACAAATACGGTATTGTGTCCGTTATTCCCTGCACAAGTGACAAAATAATTTGCACCCCTGCATTGATAAATTGCGGAATCGCCGAAACAATGCTACCTACTAACTCGGGGATTATGTCGGTTACGGCTTTAACTACACTCGGTAAAACGTCCAAAACCGCCGAAATCATATCATTTACCGCATTTATAAGAATTGGTAACGTTTCAACCAAAAGGGGCGGAATTGTTTTAATGATTTCGGGTACAACCTTTTGTACTAACGCACTAACCATTTTACCCATGCCCATTATGATTTTTTGAACTCGGGGCAACATATTGTTTGCAACGGCAACTACACTATTAACGAAATTATCTATAAGCCCGTCAAAATCTGCCGTATCGCTTGCCATTCCCGTTAAAAGGTTTTGCCACGCTGCCGACATTTGTTTTGTTGAACCCTCGATTGTTCCCATTGCTTCGGCGGTTGTTGTTCCCGTAATACCGATATTGGTTTGTATAACGTGTATTCCCTCAATTATCTTGTCAAACGGAACGTCTTTTACGGTTTCCGCCGTAACCTTGACGGAATCACCCAAAACCCCCGAATCGTTAATCAAACGTGCCATTTCGGCTTGTGTACCGCCGTAACCTAATTTAAGGTTGTCAAGCATTTTGTAATTGTCTTTTGCGAACCCTTGATATGCGTTTTGTATCATCGTCATATCTGTACCCATTTTGTTCGCATTGTCCGACATATCAATAATTGCCATGTCGGCATATTCAACGGCTTTTTGGGTATCTCCACCTAAACCTTGTAAAAGGGTTGCACTAAAAGAGGTTGCCTGCTCCATGTACTCGTTGGCACTTACCCCGGCGGTTTTATAGGCTTCATTTGCATATTTGATTAACTGATCGGAACTTTCCCCGAATAGGGTTTCTACACCGCCGACAAGCTGCTCATACTGTGCGTAATTGTTGTAAGCCTGCTTACCAACATTGATAAGCGCACCGCCTAACGACTTTAAGCCGTTTACGGCTGCCGTGATTGCCTGCGCTCCTAAATTGGCAAGAACACCTTTCATGACGGTAAAACCGCCGTTTCCGGCTTGCTCTGCCTGCTTGCCTGCTTCTTCGGTTTCCTTGCCCAAATTATCAATAGCTTTCGCCGTGTTATTTACATCGGTTTGAGCATTGGCAATCTCTACACGCATTTTTTGCATGGACTTGCCGTTTTCTTCCTGCGCTCGGGTGGATTTCTGAACCTCATTTGCAAGGTTTGTAACCTTTGCTTTCTGATCTTGATATTCCTTTGAGGTTGTACCAACCGTTTTACCCAAACGGTCAAGCTCCGCTTTTTCTTTTTCGTAAGTGCTGACAAGTTGTTTGTGTTTCTGCGCTTGCTCTTCGTTTTCTTTCTGCAATTTGTCATATTGCGAAACCAACAAGGAAAGTTTATCTTTTTGGGTATCAAGAACCTTATTTAACGCTTCGGTTTGCGCTTTAACCGTCTTAATGGACTTGTCGTTACTGTCATAAGAGGAACTTGTCGCTTTCATTTCGGCGGTTACTGCCTTTAACTCCTGCGTAATCTGATTTAATGCTTTTCTATATTCACTTTCCCCGGTCAACTTGACCGCTCCACCAAAAGCCATTTTAACACCTCATTATGTTTCTATTTGAAACATTAAAGCCACTCTTCCTCTTGTTGCGACTTGATAAACGCTTCTTCATACGTCATATTGTTATGGAATAACTTCATTTCCATACTCCAATTATCTTTATAATGACCATACAACTTATTAAACATTTTAATTGTCAATCGCCCGGTTTCTTTAAAAGATAAATGCAATTTTACCCTCCCGATAAAATAAAACCACGAAAAATCTATTACGGGGTCGTATTCATCGGGAATTATGCGTTTTTTGCTTCACTCTTTGTGCTTTCAATAACGGTTTCGTTAAGTTTGGCGGTTGCTTCGGTAAGCCCTACATCGGTAATAAGCCGTCCGACCTGCTTTAAGGTTAAGGGCTTAATATCCGTTCCGTTTTCTTCGTTCTCAATATCTATGCCCTCATTGATCATTTCGGTAAATCCGAAAATAACCGCCTTTGCGTTCGGCTCTCCGGCTTTTCCGTCCGTCATTGCTCCCCACTTATCAAGTGACCCATACTCTTCTTGTATGCTCTCCATTACGTTTAAGTTAAATACAAGTGTATATTCTTTGTCTTTATATTGGATTTTCCCATTTATATCTTTCATTTAATTATTCCTCCAATATGCTTAATTACTGTGCGTTTGTATAAACGGCATAAAGTGTAACGCTTGCGGTTGGTGTATACGGGCTTGTAACGTTTGCGGTTTCTGCGTCGCTTGTTGTTGCCCAACCGCTAAACTGTTTACCCTCGGGCGCGGTAATTCCCGTTCCGTCATTCAATACAACGGAATTTCCCGCCGTAACGGTTGCGGAATCAACCGAACCCGTACCGCCGTTCACATTATAAGTAACGGTATAAGTGGTTGCGGGGGCTACCGTAAAGAAACTGTTTAAATATGTCTGCGCTTCGGTCATGGTGTCGAAAGTCTGCGTTTTGCTCCAATCTCCGTTTGCAAGCTGCGAAACCGTACCCTCTAAAGTGCTTGTGCCAAACTCCACGGATTCGCCCTTGGTGTTGTTTTCCTGCGACGGCTCGGAAAATTTAACCTTATGCAAGAACTCAACCTTGTATTTGTAAACACCGCCTACCATTTTCGTAATAACACGACCTAAACCGACATAGGGTGCGGTATCGTTGGCATTGCGTACCATTTCGCCCTCGGTTACGGTATGACCTAACAAGGTTGCCATTGTCTGCGTGTCCTCGTCGTCAATTCCTAAAGAAACCGTGCCACTCTGAAAAGAAGTATCACTTTCTGCGAGTGCGTCGTCTGCGTATAAACTTGCGGAATTGTTGGAAATAGAAACGGAACAAGAAATTGCCTTGCCGGGTTTCTGTGCTACACCGTAAGTGGGTGTGCCGTCGGGTGCTTCGGTAAGAGTACCGAATAAAAAGTTTTTCAATCCAATTTTAGCCATTGTTTTCTTCCTCCTTTAAGTATGCAAAACATAATGTTTTATGGTAATATCCCGTTTCGACCTCATAAAAATCTTGACTTGATCTTGACGGTTGCCATACAAAACCATTTTGCTTTAATAGTGCCTTTACGCTCTCAATAATATTGTTGTAATTGCCTTTTGAGTAAACATCAAAATCATAATAGGTAACATAGCCTATTAAATCATCGTCAGCACTTAACGAATTATCCATATCAATGTTCATATAAACAATGTACGGTTCATCGTGACCCTCATAGTACATAAAAACGACGGGAATTGTTACACCGTCAACGGCAAAATCCGCAAGTATGCTTTCAATCAATTCATTCATTCAAGTAAACCTCCGCTTGCCCTTTTCTGCGCTGCCAACATAGCCTTTTCAATCTGCGATTTTCTAAACGCTTTACGGAAAAACGGGGCTTTTCTTATCTTTCCTCGATATGCTCCTATTTCCGTGTACCTTTGACTTGTTCCGTATTCCGTGACTTGTGCCACAAAAGCAGCCGGAACACCCTTACTTGTTGTATAGGCTTTTCCGCTACCGCCTTTTCGGGTAAACTCTTTGCGGTTTCCACTAAAAGGAATATAACCGCTAAAATAAACCTTTGTATTTATACCGTCGTCCGTTGGTGTCTTATAGGTTTTTGTGAGTTTAACATGAATTTTTAACTCGGGAATTGGTGCGGTTGCCTTTACGTTCTGCATTGCGACCTCTGCCCCGGCTCTTGTCATTTCCCCGAAAATTTTTTCCGAATTATCATAGATTTTTTTAAAATCTTTCATAATATCGGTTGGTAATTCCGCCTTAAACATAGCCATTAGTGCGTAACCTCCTTGCATTGCAGCTCCAACTCTACATTCGCTTCGTCAATGTTATTAACATATTGAATAGTATAAGTTTTTCCGTTAAATTCTACGGTCATATCCCGGGTTATCGTGGTTTTCGGAAAACGTATAGTAAAATTGGTTAAGGCTTTCTCAAAATCGCTATTGTTTCTTATGATCGTAAATCCGCTTGTCGTTTTTACGTGAGCATAAGGCGATAATACAAGCGTTTTCTCCTTGCTTTGAAATCCTGCCGAATCTTTGACTACTCGGATTTGATAAATATTGATTTTTCTATTATATTTTCCTGCGTTTATCATAATAGATTTACCGAATGTAAGCCTAAAATCGCCTCAACTACACTATTTAAGTTGCCACTATCCACGTACAATGTGCGGTTATCCCACATATCTTGACATAGTACCAAAAGGACAATAACAAAATCTTGGTAATTGTCTAACTCTTCTTTGGCTCTTCCCGTGTAATTTGATATATACGTTTTGGCAATACCTATCAAATTATTAAGTGTGCTTGTGTCGCTTTCCGTAACCTCCGGCAAACGTAAATATTCCGCTACGTCATCGGCGGTTACTTCGCTAACTTTTGAAATATCCTGCATTTTTGTTGTCCTCCCTTGTGAGAGTTTGCCTAAACAACATATATTTTTACTTTTTCTTTGCTCTCGGTTTCTTTTCAACGGGCTTTGTTTCTGCTTCGGGTTTTCCCTCTACTTTTTCAACATATTTTGCCTTGATTAAATCATCGGCAAGGGCTTTGTCGGGGATTTCCCCGACTTCGCCTTTAGCCATTGAAATTACACCGCAAAAAGAAATTAACGCTTTATACATGACGTTTCCTCCTTATTCCTCGGGTGTTACCTCGGTTGCTCCATATACCGCATACAAGGTTACATTTGCGGTTGCCGTGTACGGGCTTTCAACGTCGGGGGTTTCTGCGCTATCTGTGGTTGCCCAACCGATAAATTCTTTGCCCTCGGGTGCGGTAATGCCCGTTCCGTCGTTTAATTCAACGGAATTTCCGGCAATCGCCGTTACTGCTGCAACCGTTCCCGTTCCACCGTTCACGTTATAAGTGATCGTTACAACCGAAACATTAACGCTTGCGCTTGCATATTCGCTCACGTCATAAGTGCCGTTTGCCGTGATTGACTTTTCCCCGGTGGGTACAATCGGTTCGATATGTTCAACTACACAATTATCGGCAATTAAAGCAGCTGCCGTTGTATCGTCAAAAGTACGGATTTCTCCGTTATACATCGAAATTGTACCCGTGGAAAAAGCCTTTAATGCTCTAACTAACATACTTTTCGCTCCTTTCCGTTTCTTTTTGAAACATTAAGCACTTGCCATAACAAGTTTAGCGATTTTCTGTGCGTCCTCGACTTTAGAATCGAACTCGAACCAACCAATAACACCGACTGCGTGTTCGTCTGCGTATTTCTCACGCAATACCTCGATATTGATGTCCTCGGAAAACTTGGTTGCAAGTCCTTTCATATCGCCGTAATAAATAGCGGTCTTTCCGGCTGCCATGTTAGGCATATTGTCGGACACGTAAACGGGCTTTCCTAAAAGGCTTGTGCCAAAAGGCAAGGAAATATCGTCCTGCAACATATAACGACCCATATTGTCCTTTAAGGTACGTAATGCGGTACGGGTTGCGCTTGACATAATCCAAATTGCATTACCTTGGAACTCGTCCTTAATCTTGTCGTGCAACTGAATTACTTCATCGGCGGTAAGTGCGTTCTGACTTGCTGCGGTAAGAGAATTTGTAAGGGTGGAAAGACCCGTTACCTTGCTCGGTGTACCATTAAGAAGCTCGCCCTCGATAAAACGCTTAATAGCGTATGCCATTTCATCAACAACGAAATCAACAATGTTGAACTGCGAATTGTTGATAAGGGAACGGCTGATCTTGGATAATGCCCCGGCAAGAAATCCCGTAAGAGTAATGCTTGTAAACTTACCATTGCTTGAACTCATAGCTACAAACTCGGTCTGATATGCAACGGTAATGTTGGTTGTGTCGGTATCGTAATAAGGTAACTGCAAATTGCCCTTGATATTGTACTTGCTTGAACGCTCCAAAATAGGGCAAATATTATAAACCTTTTTAATGATACGGTTTGCAATGGTAGTCGGGATAAGTGCGCCACCGCTACCGCTTGCCGGGGTAAGCTCTCCGGCACGCTCATTGACTACACGACCACGTAAGAAGTTTTCAAAAGCTCTGCACTCCTGCTCTTCTTTTGCTCTTGCTTCTTCTTCAACTTTCACCTCGGTTTCCTCCTTTGGTGTTTCTCCGTCAAGTTTCTTTTCCATTGCTTTCATTTCCCGGAAATCGTCGTCCATTTTAAGAGTTTCCTTAATTCTGCGAATATCATCACGAATTTCGGCTAACTCCTGCGCTTCTGCGTCGGTAAGCTCTCTCTTTTCTTCCTTTGCCTTATTAAGAACTTCCTCGGCACGGGTAATTAAATCGTTCTGCTTTTCTACTAAATGTTTCATTTTAGTTTCCTCCTTTGATTTCTGCGATTATTGCCTCATAAGGGCTATAATCAATTTCTTTGTTATTTTCTTCAACAATTTCTTGTTGTTTAGGCTCTGCTTCTTCCCGGATTTCAATTTCAGTAATGCACGCTTCGCCGTGATAATGGATTTCATCGGCTCGAACCGTAACAAGTGTTCCGTCATAAGCCGGTTTTTTTGTCCTATCCAATAACGAAACCTCGAATAAATCCAAATCCTTTACATCACGGGTAACTATCCCCTCTTCTTCGTGTCGGTCAACGTCACGATCTGTAAAACCGAAACTCCAACCGACCAAATCGCCGTTGCGTGCTTTTTTAACTACATCGGGGTCGGTAATTGTTGCCCTTGCCTTTAATCCAATATTGTCCTCAATCAATTCAAGGTTGCCGTCTTTCGTACCTCCTAAATCTTTGTTCCAATCGTGATTTAAGAGTAATCGGATATTGTCGTTACGCTCGATTGCTCTCTTAAATGCTCCCTGCTTGATACGTTCGACAAATTCCCCGATACGTGTTTTTAACGGCTTGCTTTTCCGTTCTACTGCGTTTACATAGCCCTCAATTTCTACGCTATCGCTCCTAATTCTGACTTGCATTTCGCTTACCTCCTTTATCCCTCGCTACTATTTCCGCTTTCTTCAAACGCTTGATCTAACTCTTTATCTTCTAACACTTTTTCTATGTCTGCGTCGTTGGGGTTTAGGTTTGTTGACGTGTCCGTGTTCGGTGTATAATATTTCTTTGTTTGTGTATCATAAAGCACCGCACCCAAACCAACATTTATAACGTCTAATCCCTCAATATAATTCATGTTTTCAGCTCTTCGGATTTCGTTTAATGTCATAAATCCCGTTTCTTTTGCGGTCTTATATGCGTTGTAACGCTCCGTAAGTGAGGCACGAATAATTTCTTTAATATCGAACTCGAAAAAGTGATTTTTCTTTTCTTTTTCAAGCAGCAAATCCCGGTTAAGTGCCGTTTCAAACGCTTTAACAATGGGATATATAGCAAGTTTAAAGGTTAAGTCGAAATCCTCGGTAATATGAAACAAATTGTTGATTTCATCTTGCAGCGTTTTTTTACTTTCGTTAAGCTGCATTTCAACGCTTGTATTGCTTGCTTCTTGGAACTCCAACCCATTGTTGAGAACAACTACATTTTCTTCGTTGTTCTTGTAAAGGTTGCTCCATGCCTGCTTTAATACGTTGATCTCTTCTTGCCCTAACTTCTTTTGAGATTTCAAAAAGCCTTTTTTATTACCGCCGTTTTTTACCATGCCTAATTGATATAATAGGGTTTGGTAAGCAGTTTCAAGCTCCTTTGAAATCTCCACGGTTAAGCCTACTCCGCTTGCTCCGTCCTTTGTATTCCTTAATAGTTTGATAAACTCATAAGGCTTATACTCCGACCCCATAACAAGAATTGTATAATCCTTGTAAATCGGCTCGTAAACTTTCATAATCTCAATATATCTTTCCTCAACATAGAAAAGCCCGGTAACATCGTTTCGGTTTCTCCGAATATAGCAATAACCGCCCTTACCTAATAGGTAATCTTCAACCATTGCTTTTTTCATTTGAAAGCCGTCTAACTTGTCGCCCGTATCTCCATTGAGCATTTTTACCCGTTCGTCGCCCTCGACTTCCTCAACCTTACCGCCTTTATATTTGTATAATTTAACGGGCATTGACGCAACCGAATTACAAATAAAATCGACCGCTCCGCTTACTGCCGGGAGAGTTAAAGCCTTTTCCCTTGTTATGGTTTCATTATTGAGCAATGCTTTTAATAAAACATCGTCAATCGGTGGCTCAACCGTTGGTGTCTGTTCTTCCCTCTTTTCTACACCGAATAGCCAATCCGTAAATTTACTCATGGTAAACCTCCACTATACTTGAACGGTAAAATTTTTCCACTTTTTGTATGCGTCAACATACATTTCGTTTTTGTCGCCGTTGTATGTAACCTCGTAATACATACCGTCCGAAACGGTTGTACTCAACAATGCCTTGTTATTTTGTAAGGTCTTGCATAGCCATACAACATATACATCATTTTCGGAAATTTTACCGTTTTTATCCGTGATCTCGGATTGTTCATTGAAATAATCAACTACCGCTTTTTTTGCCATTTCAACAAATTTTTTACTATCCATTTGTTTACTCCTTTCAAAAAACTTGCACCGTAAAATCTGCTTGATTTAAGAAACAATCTTGCTCTAATAGGTAAGTGGCATTGATTAAACTTACAACCATATCAACCTTACCTTTTGACTTCTTCTTATTGACGTACTGATTTTTGTTTGTATCGTACACGCAACGTGCGTTCTGAAAATTGACCTCTAACAAGGTATTGTTTTCATACTGAAACTCTTTGTTTAAAATCTTTTCTTTTAGTAACTTCGTTGGTGGGTGTAATACGCTTGAATGTTGCCGTATCTCTACAAGGTTATGTCCGGCTTTTTCAAGTTTTTGTGCCGTGCTTAAAGCGTTCCAACGGTCGTACCCTATCGTTTGTATCTGTACCCCGTATTTTTCCTCTAAACTTAAAATAAAATCCTCTACCACGGCATAATCAATTACACGATCTCCGCAAGCAATGACTTTATCGGTTTTGACAAGCTCCCGGTAATTTACCTTTTCGCTTGCCTGCTTTTCTTCTATGCGCCCCTCCGGGATAAATGCGAACGATTCCGCAAGTATATTGTTATCATCATCAACGGCAACCATTGATACGCTTGTATTGTCGTTGGTTTCCGATAAATCAAGCCCGACATAGACTACACGACCCAACCAATTTATATTTGCAACCTTGCACGCTTGCACGTCCTTTACATCAATGTAAGTTTCCGTGCCGACACCTTGGTAAATAATATTGCAATGCTTTGTTACGAAATTTTCCCGTGCGCTCTCAACGGCTATTGCCTTTGCCCGTTTTTTTAATAAATCCTCCCAAATCTCGGGAATTTCCAACGCTACCGGGTTTGCCTGCTGCAATATTAAATCGTCCGTTTCCCAATTTTTCACGTTGTCCGGCTCATACAATAGGGCAAATACGGTTTCGTCCTTTTCCAATCCGTCCAATACTCTTTTAGAATATTTTATTTCGTCCTCGAACGGATTGTCAATAGTTGGATATTTTGTTGATATAATAAACCCTAATTTGTTTAATATATTCAACTGACCGCTTCGCATTGCTTCAATGGGATATGATACGGGCAATGCTCCGACTTCATCGGCGCAAAAAGCGTTTGGCAGCTTACCGTCCATTCTGCTTGTGGAATAGGAAAGCGGTATATACTGCGTTTGCGTGGTTTTGAACATGATATAATCACGTAATATCTTAAACCGCTTTGTATCTTTATATTCGTAAACCGCCGGGGAACTCCTTATAGTTTCGGCTATTGCTTCTCTGATCTCCCGGGAAAGTGAACCGTCCGGGGCTACCGAATAAAACTTTGAGAATTTCGGCTCTGTTAAGAAAAGCAAAATAAAAATGGTTGCTATGGTGTAAGTCTTAAAGTTTTTTCTGCAAATCTCCAAAACTCCCGTTTCGTATCTTCGCTTTTTGGGGTTATCCCGGTAAACCGTGCATAGAATCGCTACATAGAAAAGCCATTGATAACCAACAGTACAATCATAAAGCGGTTGCCCTGCTTTCAAGCCTTTAGGCATATTTAATAATTTGAGAATGTTTTCAAGCTGCTTTAACTTCTTTTCGCTTATGATATATTTTTTGTCCTTGCCCTCGCAAATACGCATAAACTCTCTCATTTGCAATTTAACGTATTTCGGGGTTGTCTTTTTCCTTATGGACTTTTTACAAAAATCATAGGCTTTATTCTTCGTCACTCTCTCCACCGCCATTTATGATACGCATAAGCGGATCTTCTTCGTTGTCGTTAGAATCATCAACATTAAAATTGCGTAAAATCCGCATAAGCGTTGCAACTGTTTTATTTGCGCTATCCGTGGTTTTGTTATACTCTGCAACCGCCGGGTTACTGTAAAGGTTTTTGCGTCCTTTTACGTACTCTTTGGAAACAAGCATACCCTCTTCTTTTAATGTCTTTTCAAGCTCCGATAATATGCTTAATTGCACTTGATACCGCTTAAAAGTGGTAAGGAAAAAGAAATTGCTCTGTACTCCGCTTTCTTCTGCAATCTTCATAATTTCTTGGGCTTGCTGATTTAATGATAATTTCGCCATTGATTTATTCCCCTTTTAAATATTTTCGGAAATCTTCATTGGTAATTGTTCTTTCTTCTTTTTTGTTCGCCTTTTTGTCCTCTTTTTCTGCGTATTCCCCTAACTTAAACTCTTTTCTAATATCTTTAGGGATATACTCTTTCGGCTCTGTGTACTTTGCTTTTTTCATTACTTTTTACCTCCTAACGATTTTTTAAGTGCGTTTACAACTGCTCTACTTTCTTTTGAGGCTTTATTACCGTTGCAATAAACGTCTGCGAACGCTTCGGCTGCATTTTCTTTCGCATATCCGCTAATTTTAGCCATAAATGAGGCGGTATCTTTATATCCGGCTTTCTTTGCAGCTTCTTTAACAATTTTGCCTGCGGTAGAATCAAGTTTGCCCCAACTGCCCCCGGCTTTTTCTGTTAATGCGTGACCCATTTCGTGAGCGGTTACCGCTTCAATACCCGTTTTGTTTCCTCGTGGTGGGTGATACCCTTGTTCTACACTACGATCGTATGCTTTCGTCATTGCTTCGCTTTTAAAATAGCTTGTATTGATTGCAAGGTTGCCGTTAGAATCATAATATCCGAATACACCTAATCCACCGCCTTTTAACGTGGCAAGTTGCACATCGGAAAGCGTAAGCCCGTATTCGTCCGAAATATCTTTTAATACTTGCAGCGTTTGGTTTATTTCTGCGCTTTTACCGGGTGCGGATATTAAAGAAGTTGTTGAAACAATATCACTTGGGTTAAGCCCACCCGTTGCACCGCCTCTGCTACTACTTGAACCTCTACCACCCATTTTCTTTTACCTCCTTAATGCACTTTCGGGAACAATAGCCGATTTATAACCCTTATCAAAATGACTTTTTCCGTTGTCTATCCATGTATAGCCTTTTGGAGCGGTCGTTGCATACGGGTTTTCTTTCCACCCTTTAGGAACTGTTTTCATAAAGGGAACTTCTCGCCCCTGCGAATTTTTAATTGTTCCCGAACTGCTGCTTGCACCTCTACCGCCAATTCTTGAACCAATCGTTTATTGCATTTGTAAGCCGTTTACTTGCTCTCTCATACGTTCCGCTTGTTACATAACGGCTTGTTGCTTCTCCGTCACTATTAACAAATTTTTTTGATGTATTTTGCGTTTTCGTTGCGGTCGGCTTTGTTTTTGGAGCTTCTTTTACAACTTGAATTTTTATTTTGCCCGTTATCATATCTTTAAGTTGTGCTTCACTAACATTTAATGCTTTTGAATATCTTTGCATTTTTATGTCTAATTCGTCGGCATAATAATTTTTTTCTGCGTCATTTTTACTATTGCCGAACGCTTCGCCCGTTCTCTTCAAATCTCCTTTTACTACACCATTGAAATAATCACTATTTTTTTTGATAACGTAACCGAACCACCTATCGAACCGCTACCGCTCGAACCTCCGCTACTTGCTCCACGTCCTCCCATTGTTTATACCTCCGCTTTACCGCTCATTCTTTCCGTTACCTTGTTTTCAAAATAAACGACCTTTATTTTGCCGTAATCAAAATCAAGTTTGCCCCCGTAAACAAGTATTGTTTTTGGCTTAATTTGCTTGATCATTTCCTCCATGCCGTCTTTCCAAACCTGCAAGGCTTCTTCGTGTTCCTTAACTCCGATTGTGGAAACGGCTACTACACCGCCCTTTTGTAAGCCTTTAAAACAGAACTCGAACGTTTCTTTTTCTGCCCACGAAATCGTCGGAATAACCTTTATTCCCCTTGCTTGATAAAAAGCACCTATAAGCCTTGAACGGTATATGTTCCAAATCTTATTTGCCCGTGTCATATCCATATAAAGCGAAAAATCCGGGGATAAAAAGCACTCATATTCTTTTAACGTATCAATGTATTGTTCCGGGCTATTCCATAACCGCTCAAATTGGTAATCATCTACGAAACAATGAATACCGCAATCTTTGTTTTCGCTTGTCATAGCATAATTGAACCCGATTAAATCCGACGGTATGAAAGTTTCCTTTTTTATGATCGGCATTTGCCAAAAATCCTTTGTAAGCTCTACTTCGTCCACCAAATCCATATTATATTCTTTGTTTGTGCGCTCCCGTTCGTCGCCGTAATAGCCGTTGTCCTCTTCCTCCGGCATTTCCTCGGCTTCATGATCAAATTGTTCCATATCAAGCGCAAAATCGGCAAAATCAATGTCTAAATCCTGCAACTCGATTTCTAACTTGTCATAATCCCACGTTGCAACGGCAGCAACCGAATTATCAGCTACACGGAACGCTTTTATTTGTTCGTCGGTGAGATCATCGGCACGAATACAAGGAATTGTTGCAATGCCTAACTCCTTGCAAGCCTTGTATCTTGTATGCCCGGTAACAATGACGTTGTTTTTGTCAATTACAATAGGCACTTTGAACCCGAACTCTTTAATACTGTTCTTTACGTACTCCACGGCTTCGTCATTGTGCCGTGGGTTATTTTCGTAAGGGATAATATTGTCTATTTTTATATTGGTTATCCTCATATTATCGCTCCAAACGTCATTATTGAAACCCTCTCTCAAAAAAATTGCCTTTTTGAAACATTTTAGGCGGTTTTTCGTTGTTTTTAAGCCAAAAAAGGGCTATTTTCCAAAAAATCAAGGGTTTTTGATTTTTTTGTGTCCGAAAG